GGCGACCAGCCAAAGTCAAGAAAACCCACAAACCCAAGCCCAAACCCAAACAACAATCCACCCACTGGCTCGCCCGCATCGCCGCCTTCGTTTCTGCATGAACTCACTCCGCGACTACCTCACCGCCCGCCGGTTCGATCCCGACCACGCCCTCAATCTCCTGCAAGACCACGGCATCATCTCCGACGAATGCGTCACCCCCGAAGATGTCGGCGACGCCGGACGCGCCATCACCTGGTTAAGCCTCCGCGAAGATGAACTGAAGCCTGCCAAACAATAAACAAATAATAAAATATATGTATATAAATATTACTGACAGAGAATATAATGAGCTGTGCAATTTGTCCGAAAAGCTCCCTTTTTTGATAATAGAAAAAGGATCAACGCCAAAAGGAAAACAAAAAATCGAAATACATTGCAAACAAGGAAAATTAACCACTTTTTACCATGATATAGAATTAATTGAGAATTTAGTTAATGCGGCAATAGCAATGAGAGAAATAATATATGATTTAAGAATACAGCAACTTAAGGAAAGTAAAGACGGTTATTAAAATAATTTCCTCCTCTGTGCCCTCTGTGTCCTCTGTGGTCAAATGATCCCTCAAACCCCCAACCCCGTCATCCCCCCCATCGAAGTCGAAGGCCGCCGCGCCGATGGCAGCGTCGTCGTCCGCTACCGAGGCCAAAAGCTCGCCGCCACCGAGGCCCAACTTCTCGCCATCCACCGCGAGCGCGAGGAGCAGATCGCCCGCATGGTCGAAGACCCTTGGCGCTACGGCTGGCTAAACCCCGCCTGGCAGCGCGCCGATTCCGCCTATGCCGACCTGCGCGAGAAATTCCCCAAAGGCGTCACCGAACTCCTCATCCTTGGCGGCAACCGCTCCGGCAAGTCCCGCTACTTCGCCCGCCGCGCCATGCAACACCTCGTTGAGAAACCCGGCGCGAAAGTCTGGTGCCTCCAATCCACCGAAGCCGCCAGCATCCAAAACCAGCAGCCCTACTTGTGGGAGTATTTGCCGAAAGAGTGGAAACCCAGCGCCAGCGGCAAACTCAAAAAAGGTGCTGTCGCCAACATCACCTATTCGCAAAAGGGCGGCTTCACCGAAAACAGCTTCGTCCTGCCGAATGGCTCCCAATGCTGGTTCAAGTTCTACTCGATGGAAGTCACCTCGATAGAAGGTGCCGAGTTAAATTTCTGTTGGGCAGACGAATTAGTCACCCCGCTGTGGCTGGAAGCCCTTCGTTTTAGGCTACTTACCCGCGACGGCGAACTCGGCATCGGGTTTACACCGATCGAAGGCTACACCACCACCGTCAAAGAATACCTCGATGGCGCGAAGACTTTAGAGGAATGCCCCGCCCCGCTGCTTCCCCGCTACCGCGACGGCCATCTCCTCGGCGTCGAGACCGTCCCCCGCGTCCAGCAATGCACCCGCGAGAAAGCCCGCGTTGTTTATTTCCACACCGCCGACAACCCCTTCGGCAACCCCGAGGCCATGGAAACCGAACTCCGAGGCAGCAACCGCGAACGCATCCTCATGCGAGCCTACGGCGTCCCCACCAAAGCGCGGATGTCCATGTTCCCGAAATTCCGCGAGAATGTTCATGTCGTCCCTCACGACAAAGTTCCCACAGCGGGAACCGTCTTCCATTTCGTCGATCCCGGCGAAGGGAAAACTTGGGCCATGTTGTGGATTCGCTTCACCCCCGATGGCCGGTGCTGGATTTACCGCGAGTTCCCCGACCAGCTCGACTACATCGAAGGCGTCGGCTATCCCGGCCCGTGGGCCGAAGCCGATGGCAAGCTGCAAGACGGACGCCCCGGCCCCGCGCAAAAAGCCTGCGCCGGGTTTGGCTTCGAGGACTACAAGCGCCTCATCGAAGCCGCCGAGAAAGCCGACTCCGCCGAGCCCGCCGAGCGTTGGATGGATAGCCGCTATGGCAACACCCCCACCATGACGCATGAAGGCGTGCGAACTTTGATCGAGCAATGCAGCGAGCGCATCGGCCTCGACTTCCGCGCCACCAGCGGCCAAGCCATCGTCGAAGGCGTCACCCTCATCAACGATTGGCTCGCCTACAACGACGAAGCCCCCGTCGATGCCCTCAACTCCCCCCGCCTCTACATCAGCGAGCGTTGCCAAAACCTCATCTACGCCCTCAAGACCTGGACCGGCAGCGACGGAAAACGCGGTGCAACAAAAGACTGGATTGATATTTGTCGCTATATTGCGCTCTCCGGCGTCGAATACGAAGACCCCGCCTCCCTCCGCACCCGAGGAGGCGGCTGCTATTGACACCAAATGAAATCCCACGAAATGAAAATCTACATATTATTTTCAGGACATATTTCATGCGACAAGGGCTCGCCTATCGCCGCCTTCAAAACCAAAAAAGCACTTCGTGAATTTGTGCGTGAGGAATACCCAAATGCAAGAAGCACCAACCGCATGGAGAAAAATGAAATGTATTGGGAGGATGAGTGTTGGTGGATCAAATGTGACGACCAAATAGATTTATTCTGAACCCCTCCGTGTCCTCTGTGTCCTCTGTGGTCAATCCCTCCCTTGACTCCCTCCCGTAAAATCTCCCTATCCATGAAACTACTCCGCCGCCGCGATGTCATGGCCCGTCTGGGCGTTTCCGCAAAGCAAATCACCAAACTCATCGACTCCGGCATTCTCCGCCCGATTCGCCGCCAAGGAGCCCGCGCCTGGTATCGCGCCGCCGACCTCGAAAAACTCGCATGAGCACCAAACGCACCGACAACCACGGCAGCCTTTCCCGAAACAAGAAAAAGGAAAAGGAAACGCACCCCACGCACAAAGGCTCCTGCACCATCGAAGGCCGCGAGTATTGGATCAGCGCGTATGTGAACGAAAGCCGCGACACCGGAGAAAAGTATTTCAAGCTCTACTTCGAGCCCAAGAAGCCCCGCGAGGATTCCCCCGCCGATCCGCATTCCGCCTCGATCTCCGAGTCTCCCGACATTCCCTTTTGATGAGCGCCGAAGACTTGCAAGCCGCCTGGTGCGTGCCGCCCGAGGAACTTTGGTTCCGCAGCGTCATCGCAAAAATCACCGACGCCATCGAGGACGCCGCCGAGATCACCTGCATGCCACAGACCGCGCAGAACCCCGGCCTCCTCGCCCACAGCGCCGGTGGTCTCGAAGCCCTCCGCACCCTCCGCGAAGAAATCGAGCGCACCCGCTCCGAGGCTTTCCAAAACAAATTTCGACAGGCAGACAAATAAACGGATGAGCGGGTAGGTTAGGGATTTCTAGCCACCGCCACATCGAGGTCGGGAGGCGTCCGTATGGGCGACCGCAACCTTGGAAACCCGCGTCTGAAAAGGTGGAAGCCCGCCGTCCCTGTTTTCTTCCCCTCCTCCGTGCTCTCTGTGCCTTTGACTCGCTCGCTCCCGCGAGTCTCGCCCTTCGGGCCAACCTTCGGTTGGTCTACCTCCGGCCTGCCCCGGCCTGCGGTTGTGGTGAAAACTTTTTAGCCCCCGTTAGCACCCATTAGCACCCGTTAGCGCCCATTGCGCCAGCACCCCCTTCCGCTCCCTGCATTTCGCAGGCATTTCCTTTCGCAAGCGAGGGCTGAACTGCTCGCCGCGAACTCCGTGGAAACCGTGCGGAGCCCATAAAACCTCAGTTCTGACACCGCGACTTGGACGCACCACAAACCATGGACCAGACAGAATCAGCATTCAGCATCGGCGAAGTCATCGACGCGCTGGGAGTCACCCTCCCGACCGTGGATGAGACATCTCCGGCGGCCCCCGAAGCCGACCAGGAAGCAATCGCGGATGAGACGCCTGACAACACCCCAACCGAAGAAACCGAGACCGAAGATTCCCCCGAAGATCCGTCCGACTCGTCTGATCCCTCCGACGAAGCAGACGACGAGCCCGAGGAAACCGACGACGCCACCGACGACGAAGACCCCGACGAGGAGACCGTAGAGGCCGAACCCGCCGCTGTGAGGAAACTCACCAAGCGTGTGGACAAGCTCACCGCCCGCGCCAAAAGCGCCGAGGAGCAAGCCACCACCCTCCAAGCCGAACTCGCCGCCGCGCGGGATGCGCTCACAAAAGCCCAGCCCATCGTGGTGCAAGACGCCAGCGACCCCCTCGCCGATGTCACCACCGCCGAAATCCTCGAAAGCCGCCTCGCCGCCGCCAATACCGTCCTCGACAATGTGCCCGACCTCATTGCCAAGGCCGACATGGAAGGCGAAGTGGAAGTGCCCATGGGAGACGGGTCCACCCGCAAGTTCACGAAGCAAGAGCTTCAAGAGCGCCTGCGAGTCGCCCGCCAAATCCTCAAAGCCGAGCCCGCCCGCCGGAACTACCTCGCCCAGCGCGAGACCTTCCAGCAAGAAGCCCGGCAAGTTTATCCCGAGCTTTTCCAAGACGACTCCCCGGCCCGCAAGATGATGCTCACCACGCTGCAAGCGTATCCCGGCATCGCCAAGCTCCCGAATCTCGAACTCATCATCGGCGACGCCATTCGCGGCCAATCGTTACGCTTCCAGCAAGCCGAGGCCATGGCCAAGAAATCCGCTACGGCAAAGGCCCGTCCCGCCGCAGCCGCTCCCGCGAAACCCGCCGTCGCTCCCAAGGTTGTCAGCCCCTCCGCCGCCCCCAAAACCAAAACCAAAGCCGACCCGCTCGATCAGTTGAAGAAGTCAGGAAACCGTGATGCCGCCGAGAATTTCGTCGCCTCACTTTTCAACTAAACCCAACCCAAAAACTCAAACCCCCAAAACTAACCCTATGCCAGCTACCCCCATCACCACAGTCAAAGGCCAACGCGAGGATCTTTCCGACGCGATGGTCCTCATCGAACCCGGCGACACACCCCTGTTCAGCCTCTGCAAGAAATCAAAAGAGCCCGCGAATGTCCTCTTTTCTTGGCCCGCCGACCGCTACAACGATCCGCAAACCGCTGGCGTCCTCGCCAACGATGATGTCTCCAGCTTCGACGACCAGCACGCGAACCGCGAACTCCTCTCGGGCCGCATCCAAAAAGTCCGCCGCAGCTTCCAGGTTGACGATCTCGTTGAGAATGTCGCCGACCTCGCAGGCGTTGGCAAAAAGCAAGCCTTCAACAAGGCCGCTGCCAAAGCCCTCGTCGAATTGAAAATCGACATCGAGAGCATCATGGGCTCCGACAACGACAGCCAGGTGCAGTCCGGATCGAACCCCTACAAGACTCGCGGAATCGGCGAGTGGGTCAAAGCCACCGCGCAGGCCGACACAGCCACAGCCGTTCCCGCCGCGTTCCGCACCCCTGCCGCGTCGATCAACACCACTGCCACTGCTTCTCTCACCGAGAACAATGTCATCGATGTGTTGGAAAGCATCTTCAAGGTCCGCCGCGCTCGTCGCAACTACGACCTCGTTTGCGGCACCAGCCTCAAGCGTGCGTTCACCAACTTCATCCGCACCCAAGCGGGCTCGACAAATGTGATGTCCTCGGTTCGCACCTTCTCCTCGAATGTCGAGGACAAGAAGATCGTGAACACGATCGACATCTACGAAGGCGACTTCGGCGTTCTCTCGCTGCATGTTTCGACCTACCTCGCTCATGGCGCGGCAGCCGCCGTCTCGGCAGCCCGTGGCTATGTGCTCGACATGGACCTTGTTTCCATCGGCTTCAATAGGAAACCTCGCATGGAAGAGCTTGAAGACCGTGGCGGTGGACGCCGTGGCTTCTGCGACGCCATCTTCGGCGTAGCGGTCAGCAACCCGCAGGTTCTCGGCAAATTTGCCGCAACGACCTAATTCCGCCCCCCAGCCCTTGCCGGTGGCCCCTCGTCTCGGGACAGGCCACCGGCAACCGGGCTCCCCTTTTTGAAAATGGAAATCCTCAAAGAAGCCCTCAGCGACCTCCCCGGCGACCTCGCCGAAGGAGCGAAAAGCGAGTTGTTCCAGCAGTGGAACTCCCGCGCCGTGCAGGCCGACGCCCGCCAGCACGCCATCGCCGCCGACCACGCCAAGCAAGACCTCCGCTCCATCGAGGGCGTGGGCGCTTTGACCCTCTCCGTTGATCCCCAAATTTATCACTTCTGGAATTGGAAAGTCCCCGGCTGCTGGCGCGACTCCGATTTCATCGCGTGGTTCAAACGCAACTTCCCCCAATGCGTCGTGAAATGC